ATCCGTTCCTGCGGTTCCAGACTGTCCCAGAGGCCCTGCACGTATTCACTGAACGCCGGCCCTAACTGCGCGTTCTGGATCTGCATCCGCCACAGCGCCTGGGACCGGTGGTAGTCGATCTGGCCAGTCTCCCTATCGAACACCACCTCCATGACCGGGGGCGCGGGCCGTATCCCCTGCCGCTCCAGAAACTCCAGATGCACCGAGCTCAGTTCATACAGGACCCCGATCCCCTGCTCTTCCAACGCCTCCAGTTCTTGGTCATCGTCGATCGCTTCGTCCGCGATCGCTTTCCATTTCTTGACCAGCGGCCCCAGCACCCGCTTCATCGCCTTACGACTGAGCTTGCGCACGATCTCCGGGTAGCGCGGGCTGTAGATGTCCGCACCAAACACCTTCGCGCCCTTCGACGGGTCGGCCAGTTCCCGGTCCCCCAGCAGCGTGATGTTGCCGAACCCCTCCAGCGCCTGCGCCACGCCGGTAATAGCCAGCGAGGGCACGGCGAAAAACCCGCCCAGCTTGCTCAGGACCTGGCGCAGTTTCCGTTCGGTGGTGTTGTGTTGCAGGATGAGCGGCGGGGGGCCCGCCGGCACGCCGGCATTGAGGCCCCAACTGGTCATGATCTCGGCAAACCGTCCCGGGCCGAGGTTGGGATACTCGCGCAGGATCGTCACCAGGCCCTCGACCATGCGGGCCGCGAACACCGCGTCGTCGGGCAGCCGAATGCCGGCTTCCTCCAACGCCTCCACGAGGCGCATCGCATCCGACGCCGCGGTCTGGTCGCTAGCGCGATACAGCCGCAGGGCCGCGCGCGCCTTGCCGGTCGGCTCGAGCGGCTGCCCGAGTTCGTCTACGTCTTCGTCGGCGAAGGGGTCGACTTCTTCGGCGGCGGGATCAACGCCCAGGCCTGGTCGTATTCCACCGCGTTCCGCGGCACCTTGCCCTCCAATTGCCGCGGGATCGTCGAGCGTAGCTCCGGGTCGAGCGGGAAGTCGGGCCCCTCCCCCATAGTGCAGGCTGCCAGGTAGCTCGCCTTCGTCAGGGGCCAGCCCTGCTCCAGCATCAGCCCAAGATGGTCGTCCCATCGGGCGCGTTCGTTCAATTCGCGCAAGGATCTTTCGTCGAGTGGCATCAATGTCTATTGTGCCAGACGTGAACTCCTTCCAGATCGCCTGCACGTCCGACAGCAGGACCTTCTCTGCCTGGTTTTTCACTCTTTTTTCGGCGGCCGGGAACAGCAGGCGCACCGCTTCCCAGGTCACCGACTGCACCTCGCGCGCGGTGATCGGCGGCAACCCCTGCGCACGCCGCTCGTCGGACAGTTGTTTCGCCAACCGGAAGTAGCCCTCGGCCACCACCACGTTCAGACCCATCAGCCCGTTCTCCTTGATCCCGGGCGGGGCGTCGAGCGTGTTGGCCACGAACCGGTCGGTGCCGGCCAGCGGCTGCATCACGAACGCGGCCGCGGCGTGCGTGTCGATCGTCACCACGTTGGCGTTCGACGGGTCCACCAGGTTCATGTAGAACGAGCGCACCTTGTGCTTGCCGCCGAGGCGCGCGTGGATGTTCAGGGCGCTGCCGTTGTCCAGCACCGCGATGGCATTAGCGATCTGCGGATAGGTGCCCCAGCCGACCCGCATGTCTTTCGTGCGCCCGCGCGCGTCCGGGTTCGTCTGCATCCGCTCTTGAAACCCGCCCTCGGGCGTAATGACGTGATACCAGCGCTGGTCCGCGTTCTGCTGCTCGTCCACCTCGCGCAGCATGATGGCCTTGCCGGGATAGCCGATCTCGGACCACGTCCGCCCCAGGTAGTTCGCCTCGGCGTAGGCGATCTTCTTCTCCTGCGTGGCGCGCGTGAACTCGAGGTTCTCCTTCTGTTTCTTGGTCAGCTTCTGCGTGCGCACCCGCTTGGCGAAGCTGTCGAACATCGCCTGGTCGAAGTCGGGGTTACTGAGCTCTAACTGCGCGAACAGGTCCGCCACCCGGAACGCCAGGTTCATGTTCTTGAACCAGTCCATCTGCGGCGACAACGAGGCGATCAGGGCCGCGCCCTGGTTGATCGACAGGTTGTGCCGGTCGGCAATGCGCTGCGCGAGGTTGTGCCCGCCCTGATACCAGAGGCGGGCGCGCTCGCGGATCTCCGGTTCGAACAGGTCCCACAGCCACCGCAGGTTCTCGGTGCCGCGCTGGATGAAGTCCTCGATCACGCGCCGGTCGCTCCGGCGCTTCTCCTGCGGGGTGAGCATTTCGAACGAGCGCAGCTTGTCGGCGTAGCGCTTGATCGCTTTCGGATGCGAAGCCAGCAGCACCGGCAGCTGCGTCGTCAGCGGGTCGGTGGCCGGCTGCGCGTCCGGGCCGTCTGGCACGCGCGTCGAGATATACAGCACCCGGCCCACGAACTTCAGCGGGGCCACGGCCAGGTTGTAGAGGTTCAGTTTGTAGGCTTTGGCCTTGGCCTTCTTCGGCTTCGGCGCCGGCTCCGCGCCGGGCTCGACGGGCTGGTCGAATTCCTCGAGTGCTTCGTCTCGCGCGATCCCGACCGCTTCGCGCGCGTCCTCGAGCAGCCCGGCCGGCAGGACCTGCTCGGCCTCGTCGCTGGCCAGCCAGTCCTCAAGCGAGCGCGCCACGTCGGTGTCGGCGCCGGTGTTCTGCGCCACGTCGCTGACGTTGCGCGTGGCCTGCGCAAACGCCTCCAGCACCCGCGTGGCGGCCTCGTCGCCGAGGCGCTCGCCGAGCTCGCGCTCCTGCTGCTCGGGGTCGAGGATCCGCCAGACAGCGTCCTCGACCGCCGCGGCCTGCGCTAGGCTGCGCTGCTGCTCCGCTGCTGCGGTTTCGGCTTCGGCCGGTGCGGTGACCGCTTCAGCGGCTTGGCCGGGTGGGATGGTGGTGTCTGGGGCGGGGCCGGGGCCAGGTGCAACTCCGGGCCCAGCAGCAACCGCCGCAGCCGCTCCCTGTCGAAGGGCATTCTGTGCCTCATCTTGGGGCACCTGACCCTCAAGCGTCAATGGCTGGGGTGTGCCCGCCTCGGGGGCGACTGCACTGGGTGTGCCAGTCGGGGCCGCCGCCGGGCGCGGGCGGGCCGCCGCCGCGATGCGCGGGTCGATCGTGCTGCGCACCACCAGCCCGTAGTCGGCGGCCAGGGCGCGGATGTCCTCGCCCATGTCGACCGCCGTCTGCCCGACCCCGGCCGCCCACAGTCGCGCCACCTTCACCGCGTCCCCGCGGGTGTAACGCCGGGTCAGCACCAGTTGGTCGGCAATGTCCTTGGTGACCGCCGCCAGCTGCTGCTGCGGCGTCTGCGGGGTTGGCTCCGCGCCCTCCACCGGGGCCCCGGCCTCGGCCGGCGTGTCCTCGAGGTTCTCGAGCTCGCCGATGGCCGCGCGCGCCTTGGCGAATTCGCGCGCCTCGATCCCGTTCCACTCCCGCGGGGCCACGCGCAGCATGTCCGCCAGCGCCGTGTTGTGCTCGGTCGGCGCCAGCATGGTGCCGTAGCGTTCGATCGGGATCTGGAGGTCGACGCCAGCCTGCTTCGCTTTCTCGAGCGCGCCCGCTTCCCCGAGCACCGAGTCGGCCATGCCGTCCGGGTCAATGTCCTGCTTCTGCCAGTACTGGTCCCAGAGGTCGGTCGGGGCGTAGACGTAGGGGATGGAGCGCCCGGCCGCGCGCTTCAGAAAGGCCTGGGCGGCCTCGGGCGCGTCCTTGACCGTGTCGCTCGCCGCCGCCACGTCGCCAAACGTCGTGAAAAACTGCGTGATCGCCGGAGCGTCTTTGGCCTCGCGCACCCCGCGCACCGCCTGCGTGCCGGCCGGCAGCCCCACGACCAGCGACATGGACGTGGCCGCCTCGAGGTATTCGTTTTTGACTTCGGTGACGATCTCGGGGAGCGTGCGGTGCGTCGGCTCGTCCTCGGTGGCGGCCTTCCCGAGCTCTTCGGTGACGATGGCCACGATCCGCTGCAGCGCCTCCATCGGCGCCTCTTTCAAGAGCAGCGTCTGGGCATACACCTTGCCGGCGTGCGCGAGCGCGGCCCGCACCGTGCGCCGGCGCAGCACCTCCTTGATCGCCCGGCGCCCCACGGCCCCGACCATCTTCTGGCCGACCGGGGTCTTCTTGAAGGCCTTCACGAGGATCCCGAGCTCGCCCACCTCGAGCGCCCCGTTGATCGCGCCACTGGCCAGGGCCGCGGCACGCGCGGCGTCCGGGTCGATCTTCCGGCCCTGCGCGTCTTCGAAGTCCTTGAATTCCTTCCAGGCTGCGCCGGCCTCCTGCGCGAACGTGTCCTCCCAGATCCCGACCCGGCCCGTGTAGCCGGCGGCGATCGAGCCGACCCCGCGGCCGACCATCAGCGGGTTGCCAATGGCCCCGCGCGCGAGCAAGGCGGCCCCGCCGCCGACCACGAACCCCCCGGCGTAGCCCATCGCCGCGCGCCGGCCGCCGCTCGCCATGCCGAGGATGATGTTCGGCAGCACGCCAATGTTGCCGGTCACGGCCTTGCGCCACCACTGGTTCCCCACGTCGAAGTCGCTGTTGACCGCCACTTCATTTTCCAGCTGGAGCATCGTCTGCTCTTCGGCGTCGGTCAGCGTGTAGCCCTGCGCCTCCCGCGCGCGCAGGATGTTCGCCTCCCGGCTGGCCATGGCCGTCCACCACGAACGGGCCGGCATAGTGGACAGCCACTCCCACATCCCCAAGCGCGGCAGTTCGCCGGGCTTGCCGCTGATGGCCGCGGCGTCCGGGTGCTCGGCCAGCCACGACGCCAGGCCGGGCGAGCCGGCCGTGATCGCGCTGTAGGGCACCAGCGCCTCGCGCGCCTGCTTCTCGAGCGCTGGCACCTGCTGGCTGTCGATCCAGGCCGGCGGCACGCCCAGCACCTTGCCAATGCCCTGCGCCTTGACGCGCGCGTCCCGGTCCTCGTCCTGCGCCTTGAGGCGCTGCGCCCGCATCCGGGCTTGCAACGGGTCGATCCAGTCGCCGCTGACGACCTCGTCGTAGGGGTTGAACGGGCGCGGGGTCGCCGGCTTGACCGGGGTGGGCCCCGGCGGCAGGGCCTTGACCGCTTCGTCGTAGGGGTTCTGCGGCATCAGCGCGGCCCCTGCAGGCGCGGCGTGGCGGGCGGTGGCGCCTTGGCCGGCTTGACGTAGGCTTCAGCCGCTTCGACCGTCTTGAACTTGCCCAGGTGGTTCCCGGTCTGCTTGTATTGCGCGATGGCCGCCGTGGCGCTCAACGGCCGGCCGTCCGGGGTCACGGTTGGGATCAGGACCTGCAGCCCGCCGTCTTGGTAGGTCATCGTGCGCGCTAGGTTCGCCTGCGTGACGGTGCCGGCCTCGACCGGTTTCACCGCCGACTGGGGCTTCGGCGCGGCGGGGGCCGCGGGGGCCGCCGGCGTCTGGCCTGGCAGCGCCGGCGCGCTCGGCTTGCCGCCGACCCCGTATTTGCCCAACTGGGTCCGATACGCCGAGGTCACGCGCCCGTCTGTGGCCGCGTTGCGCACCGGGTTCTGCGGGTTGTGGTGGTTGATCGACTCGACGATCTCCTGCACGTCCGCCGCCGGGATGTCTTCGAACCGGATATCCGACCCCCGCCGCACGTCCTTCGACCAGAACAGCGGGTTCGACAGCGTGTGCTGCACGAGGTTCTGCTTGATGATCTGCTCCCACTCGGGGACCGTCACCGGCTTGCCGTTGCGGCCGGGCGCGAAGGCCAGGATCCGGCCGTCCAGCCGCACCCGCGCCATGATCTCGGCCGTGCGCGGGTCGTTCGGCTTCATGTCGTTGGCGGCCAACTGCGCCTTCCACACATCGGCGAAGGTGAATTCGCCGGCGTAGATCTCGGCCAGTTTTTTGTCTTCCCCGGCCAAGGCCGCCGCGCGCCCGCGCAGCGCCTGCTCGTAGTCCTCCTTGGTCAGGTAGCCGCGGATGCCGGGCGCCTCGAGCTTGAGCGCAGCAAACGCTTTCGGGTTCGTCGACGCCATGGTGATGATCCCGGCCAGGACATCCGGGTCGCTCACCTTGGCGTAGGGCGACGGCGGCCCGCCGCTCTCCCGGCTGGCCTGGATGTTGGCGATCACCGCGTTCCAGTGCGTGGTTTCGCTGCTGCCAAAGTCCTTGCGCCAGTGCGCCGGGATCGACAGGAACGTCGGGTTCTTGCTGTTCAGCAGGATCTGCGTGATCTCGTGGTCGCGCGCCTTGATCGCCGCGTTCTCGGCCATCTGGTCGTCGGACTGTTCCTGCCGGATCAGGTCGAGCACCAACTCCCGTTTCTTGCCCGTGTATTGCTGCTTGGCCGCTTCGCGCTGCTCGCCGACCGACAGGCCTGACTTGTCCAGCGTGTCGAACGCCTCTTGCGCCTGCGCGGTCAAGTCTTCTTCGTCGACCAGCTTCTCGAGGTCGGCCAGCTTCTCGCCTTCGATGGCCCCCTGTTGTTTCGCCGCTTCGAACAGCGTGCGCGCCTTCTTGTTCTGTTTGGCCACGACCAGCGCGTTGATCGCGCCCACGTTGACGTTGCTGCCGAACACGAACTTGGCGCGGTCGGTCTTCTCCTTGCCCCAGCCCAGGAGCCGACCCTGGTCCTCGATCGCCGCCATCCCCTCGCGAATGTGCTTGGTCATCTGCAGCGGGTCCTGCACTTCCGCAATGGCCAGCGACTGCGAATTCTCGATGCGCGCCGTGTTCTCGTCCACCATCAGTTGGTGCTGCTCGCCGCTGGTGTGGCGGTAGAGCGTCAGCATGGTCGAGTCTTGGAGCTCGGCGTTGATCTCTTCCCAGGCCAGGCGCTGCTCCGGGGTGTTGATCTCGGGCTCGATGTCCTCCCCGAACTTCTTGAGGTCCTGCTGTGCCTTCTCGGGCAGCAGCAGCGCGTTCTCGCCCTTCACGGTCAGGTAGCCGGTCTTCGGGTCGTAGATGTTCTGGCGCTTCCACACGTCGGCGCGGTTCTTCAGGCGCATGACGGCGGTGCGGTTGGCGTCGGCGCGGGCTTGCTCGGCGGCCTCGATCCGTGCCCGTTCGAACCGGCCGGCCAGGACCCCGCCGGTGTAGCCGACCTGCTGCAGCGCTTCGCCGACGTTGCCCTGCGCCTGCGCCAGCGCGGCCCCGGCGGCCACCGGGGTCAGCACCGCCCGGCGCCGAGCGTTGGGGAGCGGCTGCGGGCCGACTTCGCGCTGGATGCGTGGCACCGTTGGCATCAGCGTGGCCCCGGAATGCGCGGCAGGGTATACATCTTCGACGTGGCGTACTGCTGACGGTTGACCAGTGGCTTACGGTCCCCCGGGTGCCCGTAGCCATAGCGCGCCATGGAGTAGTTCAGGCCGGTCGTGAGGATCCCGCCGGCGCCCTGGATCAGCGCGGCATTCGCCTGCGCGCGCCCGGCCGCCGCCAGCTGCACGCCTTCCTGCCGCGCATACAGCGCGCGCTTCCGGTTGTCGTAGGCCTCGACCTGGTAACCCCAGGCCGTGCGCGCGGCGTTGCTCGTGATCTGCAGCGCGTCCATTTCCGCCACCGCCGCGGTATCCGCCTGCACCGCCAAGGCGCTGCCGCTCGACACGTCCACGCCCTGGCCGGCGTAGCCCGCGCGCTGCGCGCCGATCACCCCTTCGATCTGTTCCTTGTAGCGGTCGGCTTCGACCGCGCCCTGCTCCTTCGCCTCCTGCGCGCTGATGTCCGCCACCGCGGCGTTGTAGTCCATCAGGTCGGCTTCGGCGTTGGCGGCGGCTTGCGCGGCTTTGCCGCCGCGGCGGGCCGCGCGCACCGACTGCGCCGTGCCGGCCGCAGTCGTCGCGGCCGAGGCAATGAGCAGCGCGGTCGTGATCGAAATGCCAGGCATGTCAGGCTCCCACTTCAATGAACGGCAGCAAGGCCAGGATCGTCAGCGGGGTCGGCTCGGTGTGCCGGATGATGAAGCGCCCTTCGTCGTCCCACGACGCCAGAATGCTCATCTCGAGCGACTGGCTCACCAGCACGCCGGGCGTCTCCCAGGTCTTCCGCTGCTGCTGCGTCAACGTCGCTTCGGTCTTGCCGGCCCAGAACCCCTGCACGCTCCGGTCGACGATCGCGGTGATGCCCTGGACGCGCTTCTTCTTCGCGCGCACGTTGCTGCCCTCCACGTCGAGGCTCAGGCTTTCGAACGTCGGGTAGGGGATCGGCAACCCGACATGCACCACGCTGGCGGCACTCGGCAGCGTGATCGCGTTCCCGCTCACCACGTAGCCGCCGGTCGTTTCGTGGCCGTTGGCCAGCACCACCCCGTCCGCCACGACCGCCACGCGCATCCCGTCCAGATGCGACAGGATGTCGATCGTGGTCGTCTCTGACCCGCTGTAGGTCACGCCGCTGTCGGCGAAGAGGCAGCGCGCGGCGAGGTTCGCCGCGGTGATCCCTTCGCGCTGGGCCAGGCGCTCGATGTAGCGCGTGTCGTCGCTGCCAACCGTGCGCCGGACCACCAGATACAGCACGTCCCCGGTTTCCTCGGGCAGCACGCAGATGTCTTCGATCACGTCCCCGTCGCCGGTCGTGTGCCGGTGCCACGCCCAGACGTTCTCGGTGGGAATGAACGTCAGCCCGAGCAGCACCCCGTCTGACCCGAGCGCCCACACGATCGAATGCGGGTCTTTCGAGTAGACCACCTTGATCACCGTGCGCGACTCAAACAGGTGTTGCGCCATGACCGTCAGGTCGGTCACCGACGTGCCCTCCTGCCCGCCGAGGTCGAACACCAGCACCATGTGCCCGCCGCGGTGGATATACACCGCGCTGTTGCCGACCGTCGTGGCCGGCGCGCGCGCGGCCCCGCCCTCGCCCTGGTTGCGCGCGTTGATCGCGTCCGGCCGGATCACCCCGTCCTGCCCGTCCCCGAACAGCACCACCGGCCCGCTCTCCGTCAGCAGCACCAGGTTGTCGAGCGGCACGAGCTCGCGCACCACGTTGTTGTCGTTCGACGCCAGCGTGAAACTGATCGCGTCGTCGTCTTGGATCGGCGAGCTCATCGTGAAGTTGGAGCGGAACCCGGTGCGACTCATCTCGACGCCGGCCGGGTTGTTGTCGGTATAGCCGAACACCCGGCGCTGCTGGTAGATCGTGCTCATCTCGGGCTTGTCATACGTGCCGGCAAACGGGTTGCGCTGCACGGGTGGGGTGCGCGTGAAGTCCGGCGCGAATCCCACGTCCTTGAAGTTCTCCTGCTCGGTCGCCTTGCCGATGTAACCGAACGTGTTGTTCCCGAACGGGTCGAGGTAAACGTTGTATTCGACCGCGCCGGCCACCGCGGTCCACGTCAGCACGACCGGGTAGCTCTCGGTCGGGATCTGCGTGTTCGCCACCACGATCACGGCAGACGGCAGGCTCTCTTCGTAGGTGACCTGGTCCACGGCCGTCACGAGGTAGCGGAACGTGCGGTCCCCCGGCACCGGGTCGTGGCTCGCGTCACTGCCGGTCGGCGGCTGCGACGGTTCGCCCTCGAGAAACGAGTCGGTGGGGGGCGCGTCGATACTCGGGTCCGTCTCGATCGGCACCAGCACCCAGCGCGGGGCGCTCGCCAAAGTGTTGGTGTTCTGGAGTTCCATCGGCGCGAACCCCGGGTGCGTGATCGTGATCAGCGCGCCGGTCTGGCTGAACCGCAGCGGGGCCGGGCTGTTGAACGCGCCAGACGGATACGGGGTCGGGATCTCGTAGATGGTGCCCGGCAGTGGATACCAACTGCTGTCGCTCGGGTCGGTCGGGTCGCTCCCGCTGTTGTCCGCGGTGGCGTAGTAGATCACGCCGCTGATGGTCACGAGGTCGCCCTGCAGGTAGCTGTCGCTGCCGCTCCAGGCCGGGACCGTGCTCTCGAGGATCTCGACCGGGGCGCCGTTCTGATGGAACCGGAAGTAGTAGTCCCCGGCCTCGATCAGCACGGCCTGGTCCGCGGCACTGAACGTCCACGGGTAAATGAACACCAGGTTCTCGGGGTCGCCGGCCGTGGCGACGTATTGCGTGCCGGCACGGTTGCTGATCCCGCCGCTCTTGCGCACAAAGAAATTGACCAGCGCCCGGCAGCCCTGCGTGTAGCGCGCCACGTCCGCGCGCGCGTGCAGGCTCGGGTCGAGCTCGCCACCACTGAAGGCGCGCTGGAACGCGTAGTCCGCCAGGCCCATGGCCTACGTCCGGCTCCGGGTCCAGCTGGCCTGCCCGTGCGGCGGCTGCTGTCCCTCCTGCGCGGCCACGGCCTTGGCCTGGTCGAGGATCAGCATGAACATCTGCATACACTCGGTGGCGGTCTTGGCGGTGCGGGTCAGGCCCGGCGCCATCAGCCCGGCCAGCCGCCAGCCGAGCGCGTCTTCGAACAGCGCGTCGAAGAAGTCCTCCGAACATTCCACCAGGGCCGTGTATTCCAGCACCGCATCCGGCACGTTGGTGTAGATCAACGGCACGTCGTTGACCCCGTTCCACGTGCGGCCGACCCGGAATTCCTGCGGGGCCGGGTCGAACCCGCGCCCGGCCCCGCCTTCGGTCACCAGCCGGCGCGCGTGCAGGCAGTCGATCGGATACCGGTAGGCGTAGACCCACTCGTCGGCCACCACCGGGTCGCTGTCGCTGCCGTCGACGAGGTTCATGTAACCGTCGACCGCATCGGCCCCCCCGGCATACTTGGTGGCGAACGGCCAGTCCCAGTGCCGCAGGGAGGCGCGCAGCGCCAGGTCCCAGAGCTCGGCTGCGGTGTAACCCTCGGCGGTGGCTTCGTCGAGGTCGGTGATAAAGCGCGTCTGCCCCAGTTTGGCTAGGGCCTGGTTCGTGATCTGGAGGCGGGTAGACACGCAACACTCGCAAACGTCGGGGGCATTCGTGAAGGTCACCGTGACGGTTTCCCCGACTGACACCGTCAGGTTCACAGAGGCGCTGCCGTTGTTCACCACCGTCGAGGTCAGGTCCCAGCCGCTCAACGGCGCTTCGCTCACCCCGTAGCCGGTGCCCGCCGGCACGTCAGTGAACACCATGCTGTCGCCAGGCTCAAGCGTGAATGTGTTGGGGTCGAAGGCGTCCGCCGGGGACATGGTGAACGTGAACACCGGCGTGTCGCTCGATGGCTCGGCCAGCGCGGCCTTTACGACCGTGACCGTGCCGGTGGTCGGCTCGACCACGTCGCTGTCGTCGCTGCCGTCGCTGTCCGACGTGTCCGGCGTGCCCATCTCCGCCGGCAGCGCCCAGAACGGGCACGAGTGCTCGGGGCCGAACAGTTCCGCGTCCGGGTCGTCCGGGTCCACGTAGCCGAAATAGCTGCGCCCCTGCACCTCAAATTCGGCCCCGGCCACGTCACCGGTGTTGGGGTCCAGTTCCAGGTAGCTGCTGGTGAAGACGCCCGGCACGCCGGCATACAGTTCGTTCTGGTTGAACAGCCGCAGCCAGAACATGTCGGGGTCGTTCAGGCTGTGCGCGATGCGCGGCACGCTTGAACTGGTGCCATCGGTCAGGGTCACATCGAACGTCGCCAACTGCGTGCCGTCACCGTCGTAGTGCCGGATCGTCAGGGCCGCAGGGGCGCTGAACTTGCTGAACCCGAACACGAACGTGCCGTCCGAGAGCGCGAGCGCCTCCTTCAACGGGCGCCGGCCCGTGATCCCTGGCGCCCACGTGCCTAGGTCAATGTCGTTCTGGAGGTCCCAGGCCTTGATCGGCGCCCCGCTGGTATCTTCCTGATACAGCAGGATCGCGTTCGTCAGGCCCAGCGACACCACCATGTTCCGCGGCTGCACGCCAATGTCGCGGGTAAACCCGGTCAGCACGCCCGTGGCCCCGTCGATCCCGTAGACGATGCCCGCGACGTTCACGAAAAACGTGTCGTCGCGGTTGCTGGTGATCGGGCATTCGTAGTCGAAGGCCGTGTCCAACCCGGCCACCGTCGCCACCAGCGCCGGGGTCTGGTCGTACAGGTGGAAGTGCCCCTCGTCGAGGTCGAGGATCAGGCTGTAGCCGTTGGGCAGCACCGCCCCGCGCTCGCAGGCGATGAACGTCGGGGTGACGTAGAGCACCCGCCCGTCCTCGGCGCTGATCACCACGCCTGGCGTGTAACTGCCGTCGCTGCCGGTCGTCCACGTATCGGTCGGGATAAACAGACTGCCGATCGGCGCCCCGGCCGTGGGGGCGCTCTCGATCGTGATCGTCAGGTCCACCCCGGTGTTGGGCGCGACGACGCTGGCATCCTTCACCTTGAACCAGTAGGTAACGCCCGGCACCACCGCAACTATGCCGACACGCCGCTGGTCTTGGATGGGGATCGGCCACTTCGTGGTCAGCGAACCGGGGTCGTCGCCCCAGTAACACTGGGTGAAGGGGTTGAAGATCGTTTCGTCGGTCGTGTTTTGACGGAACGCTAACTCGCGATCCGCCTCAACCGCGGTGTATTTCCACCACAGTTCCTCGACCACATCGACCGGCGCTTCGATCGTGGTGGTGAACGGCAGTGCGGTAATGACGATCGCGTCGGCCGCGCTGGTGTTGAGGTTCGGCACGGCCGGGCCTGACTACTCCAGCAGTTTGTCGGGGTCGTCCACCGGCAGGGCGGTCGGGTCCGCCGCGCGCGGGTCCAGCGTCGGGCGCGTCCCCTGCGCCGTCCGCGGCATTCCCGGGATCCCGCGCTTCACCGCCGCCGCGCGCGGGAACGGGAACGGGTCCGGCGCAAACGCCTTCGGGTCCTTCGGCGGCACCTCGTCGGTCACCTCGAGCATTTGCCCGGGCTTGAACTTGCGCGGGTCCGTCAGCGTGAACACCTCGCCGGCCCGGATCCGGCGGTTCTCGTGGAACAAGGGCTTGAGCGCCTGCACGCGCAAGGCGGCCCCGCGCAGCCGTTGCGCGTGTCCGGGCTTGGCGACCCCGCTGGAGGGCTTCAGGCCCTGGACCGGGCCGAGGGCCTGCTCGTGGCGCACGAGCTCGTGCTCGGGCAGCAGTGGCTCTTCCGGGGGCGCGGGCTCCGGCGCGGGCCGGCCGTGGGCCGGTTGCTTGATCGGCATCAACAACTCCTGTCAGAAAGGCGGGGCGGGCGGGGGGAGGCACCCGCCCCACGGTCGGGGTTACTCGGTCTTCTCGGGTTGCGGCTTCTCGGTCGACAGCGTCTGCCGGTTCGCCAGCGACGGCGGCGGCACGCTCGGTGGCTCACCGGGGTCCGGCAGCGCCTCGGGGTCCGCCTGCGCGTTGCTGGTGGCGTTCCCAAAGTCGTGGTCCTTGCGCTGCTGCGGAGTCAGCCCGTCATGCGAGGCGAACACCCCCGGCACCATGCCCTCGGCGATCGGCCCCGGCTCGAGCGGTTCCTCGCGCGTGTCCTTCGGGTCGTAGTCCACCTCGATCATCTGGTTGGCCTTGAACTTCCGCGCGTCCTTCAAGGTGAACACCTCGCCGGCGCGAATGCTCCGGTTCTGATACCAAAGGTCCTTCAGGGCCTGCACCTGGAGGCGCCCGCCCTTGCTGCGTTCCTCGTGCCCGGGGCGCTCGTCGCGCTGGTCCGGGTCCCGGTTCTCGGACACCTCGCGCGGCTTCACCTCGTCCGGGTCCCGCGGCCGGGTCTGCTCGCGGATCTTCTGCAGCCGCGCCTCCTGCGCCGGGTCCCGCCGGTGCTCGTCGCCGACCTTGGTCTTGTCGCGTGATGCCTGACTGCCGCTTTCCTCGCCACGGGCCCGCGCTGGACGAGCCGCGGGAGTGGGGTTAGTCGTCTGAGCCATGGTCTAGATCCTCGCTGCCACCAGTTCGCGGTGGCGGCCGGGAAGGAAGAGTGCGTGCTGCAGCCGCGTCCCGTAGCGCGTCTCCAGCAGCCGGAGGGCGGCCTGGTCCGCCGGCACGTGCCCGCGGGCGTCGATCCGCTCCCCCGGCAGGTAGGCATACCCCGGGTTCCAACTGAACCCGAGCAGCCGCACCTCTGCCGCCTCTGCCAGCAACGCGAATGCCGCCGCCGTGACCCCGGCCGACATCGCGTCTTTCGTGTCCTTGTGCGGCCGGGCGCCGGCGTGCACCTCGAGCAGCCGCCGGTCCAGTTGGGTCAGCATCTCCCAGCGCTCGACCGTCGTGCCCTGCGTGCGGAAGATGCCTAACGTGGTGCGCGGGGCCTCCGGCTCACGGGCCAGGAACACCACCAGCGGCACGGTCTTGCCGCGGCCCTGGTGCAGCATCAGGTGCGCCAGGCGCCGGCGCGACGGCCCCCACTGGTCGAACTGGCTCGAGCGGCTGTTGACCACCCACACGTCCGGGTTGCCCTTGACGCTCGAGATGCCTCCATTTACGGCCACCACCTTGCCGCGCACGCGCACGGGGTCGGCCGGCCCCAGCGGGGCCGCGCCCAGCACCGTGACCGGATAGCCGGCCAACTGCGCAGCCAGCGCCTGGCGCGTCTGCTCGGTGACCGCGTTCATAGCGTTGGCCGTGGCGGGCGCATCTGCCGGCCCCGGCGCATCTCCTGTTGCAGGCGCGCGCGCATCTCGTCTTCGCGCTCTTCCCCGTCCTGGGCGCGCATCGCCGCCAGTTCGTCGAAATGGTGCCGGTCGTAGGCGTAGAGGTAGGTCGGCTGCAGGAACGAGCTCGAGCCGTCGACCACCACGTCCACCCCGAGCCCGCGCGCCACGCCCATCCAGTAGCCAATGTCCCGATGCAGATGCTGGTGGTTCACGCCACGCGGCTGGCCGATCCCGTTCAGCACGATCGTGTCCGCGCCCTCGACCAGCGCAAACGCCAGCATCATCCCGACCTGGCTGTAAAACATCTTGGTCGGGCCCGGCGCCTCGCCCCAGCGCTCGCGGGTCGGGAACGCTGCGCGGATGGCGTCGATCGGGAACCGCGTGGCCCCCGGCACCATCTGGAACCGCTCGAGCGCGAGCGCCTGCTGGCTCTTGTGCTGCTCGGGCGCCTGCAGGTAGATCGGCCGGCGGCCGTCCTGCGCGCAATACCAGCGCCACGCTTCGGGCCGCCGCTCGGGAATGCCCGGGAAGTCCTTCGTCTTGACCAGCGGGTGCACGTCCACCCACCGGTCCCAGTCCGTCAGCTTGCCGCCCCAGTAGCGCACATTGCAGCGCGTGCAGCCCCAGAGCTCGGCCGCCCGGCCATACTTCGGGGGCCGCGGGTCCCCCGTGACCTGCGCCCCGTGAATGATGATCGTGTGCATCGTCGGTCCACCGAACCCCCGCGCCGGACTGCCGACAGCGCGGGGGCTCGCCACACCAGAGCTAAATGCTGTAGCCCTTGGCGTAGGTCATCCAACTGCCCACGTGCTCGGTCGGCACGATGTAGCAGCTGACCGTGATCGTGTCGTCGGTCCCGAGCTCGTAGCGCGCGCCCAGATACCGCAGCGCGCCGGTCGACTGGATCGCTTGCGGGATCGGGATGTCGAACGCCGCGCCGGCCGTCAGGGCCGCCGCCGGGATCCGGCGCTTGATCAACTCCACGTGGCTCGAGAGGTTCGCATTGGCACTGGCCACCGCGATCACGTCGAACGTGTCGGTGAAGCTGCCGCCATCCGCCGCCGCGGCCGTGATCACCACCACGATCAGCGAGAGTGGCGTGCCGGTGCCGATCCGGTGCTTCGGGGTGATGTTCCCGAGGTCATACGAGAAGTCGCTGTAGGCGTCGGCCGAGGTGACCGCCTGCGCCGTCGACAGTTCCGCGAGTTTGTCAAGGATCATGGCTGGCTCCCTACACGACCACATCTTCGGTGGAGAGGATCGCGTCGACCGTGCGGATCGGCGTGTCCCCAAAGACCATCGTCGGCTTGCCGGCGACGTTGTCGAACGTCAGCCCGCCGCCTTCCATCACGTCCGACCGCACTTGCCGGCGCATGAAGCGCTTCACGGTGCGGTTCGCATACCAGACCCGGCGCCCGAGGCTGTTCGGGATCCGCTCTTCCGCGTCCCCCATCAGCGTCATCAGGTCGGCCGCGTCACTGACGCTCGAGAGGTTCGACACGTCGATGTTCGCGATCCGCACGATGTAACGGTAGTCCTTGACCGCGATCCCGGCCTTCCACATCCAGTGGTCCCGATACGCGCGCATCAACGCCCCCGTGACCCCGTTCGCGTTCTCCACCGTCTCGATCCCGAGGTCTTCGTGCGACAGGCCCGCGGTCGAGCCCTTCGGATAGATCCCGGTCACCGTCTCTTCGGACCACGCGATCAACCACATCGAGGTGTTGTCGGTCGAGCCCGTGCCGCCGGCCTTGATGATGTTGTCCCCGTTGCCGGCGGTGGTGTCCGAGTAGCGCACCGCCAAGCCAATGAATTCCTCGGGCGCTGACGCGGTGCCGTAGATCACCGTCGCCTGCATTTCTTGGTTCATGGCCTCGAGAAACGCGCGCGCTTCCGAGAGGCGCAGCGCGCCCGGGTTCCCGCCCAGCTGCGCCAGCGCCACGTCCACCTGGCTGTAGGCCTCGAGCATTCCCGTTTGCTCGGTGATCTGGCCCGTCCGAGACTTGCTCGGCAGCACGCCCTGGTTGATCAGGCGCCAGTAGACGGTCGGCAGCGCCGTGCGGATCGTCGTGAGCTCGCCCGTGGTCAGGTTGCCTTCCTTCCACGTCATGTCGGCGAGCATCTCATTCGTTTGCGACAGCAGTTCGGCAATGTCCGCGATCTGCCCGTTCGGGTCGAGGCGCTTGGCCTGGTCCACCAGCGTCAGGTTCGTGGTGGCCAGCACGGTCACCCCGACCACGGCCAGGCCGAGCAGGTGGAGCCAGGCCGGGCCGGTCGAGCTCGTGGCACTCGAGGCCGCGAGAGCGGGCGCGACGGCTGCCAGCAGCAGCACGCACGCCAGAGTAAAGCGTCGGATCATGGGAGCATCCTTTGGATGCGAGGCGTTCGCAGGGGTGCTGTTCACTCCGGGGTCGTCGGGAACAGCTTGGCGATGGTGCTCTTCGCTTCGGGCGCCGAGCCTCCAACCGTAAAGCCGCCGCGGCCGTCTTCGCCCATCGCGCGCCCGATGCGCGCCATGAACAAGGCCAGCGGCGTGTAGTTCGCCAGCGCCAGGCGGGCCACGTCCTGATCGAACCGCTGCCGCTCCGGGCTGTCCGGCGGCAGGGCGAAGTCGAGCGCGCGCTTCATGTCCCGCTGCGCAGCGTCCCGCTGGCCCCCGCCCAGTTCGGCGTGGCTGTTCAATTCGGCCGTCAGCGCCTCGTGCGTGGCCTTGCGGTCCAAGATGATGTTCCCGACCTCGCCGTCGAGGTCCTCCTGGGTCCATCCGCTGGCCGTGGCCACTTGCGCGAGACGCGCCTGGTCTTGTGCCCCGATGTAGACCTTGGCCTCGTCGGGGATGGCAAACGTGTAGGTGGCAGGCACCGCCGCAGCCGGCGCCGGAGCGGCGGGCGCAGTCGGGGCCGGGGCCGCCGCCGCCGGCACGGCCGGCGCGACTGGTGCGACCGGCGCGGCCTCCGGGGCCGGCGTCGACGCAGGAGCAGCCACGGGGGCAGGCGCAGCAGGGGCAGTCGTCTCAGGTGTCATAGATCACTCGTGCTCGTGGGTCGGGGTCCGCATCGAGTCGGCCTCGACCAGTAGTTGCCGCATCTTGGTCCGGGCCTCGGCGCGCAGTTGCATCACCGCGTTCTCGTCCACGTCGTCGATCGCGCCCCAGAGGTAGCGCCCGACCGACTGCCGCCCGGTGCGACAGGCCAATTCCATCGGGTCAGGGATATACACGTCGCTGAACACACCGCTCTGGTCGAGAATGCGGAACAGCACCCGCCGCACCTCGGCAATCTTCAGCGCCACCACCAGGTCGTTCCGCTCGAGGCGCTGCCGCAATTCCTCCATGCGCGCGCCGGCCGCCACGTCCTGCGGGTCCGCGGCATTGAACGACGGCAGGTCCGGGCGCGGCACCTACATCACTCCGTTGAGGATCGCGTCGAGTGGCGAGCCTTCGGCCATCGGCTGGGCCGTGGTGGCCTGCACGGCGCTGGCCGCATCCTTCATGGCCGCCGCCCCCTGCATCGCCTGCTGGCCCTGGTTCGCCTGCTGCTCGCGCGCGGCGGCTTCCTCGTCCGTATTCAAGGTCCTGGGGTCGGTGCCGAGCGCTTCCTGATAGTTCTCGAGAATCTGGTTGAAGTTCACCTTGTGCAGCACCGCCGGCACGACCGGCGCCATCGCCAGCACCGTCTGCGTGAACCGGTCCAGGCTCGACACGCCCACCAGCTTCTGCGCCTGCGCCAGAATGCTCACGTATTCGACGCGCAGCTTGACGTCTTCGATGTCCGGGGGCGCCTCCGGCAACAGCCCGGCGCGGCCCATCATCCCGAACAGCCGGTCGATCATCGGGTTGAGTAACTCATCGTTCGTGCGCTCCAGCACCGGCCCGAGCGCGATCAGCTTTTCTTCGTGCCGCTCTTCCACCTCGCGCGCCGTGATCGGCTGCCCCATGCGCTCGCTCTGCGCCAGCATCAGGAACAGGTCTTCGAAGAAGCCTCTGCGGATCAGATAGCGCGTCTCCTCCGCGTCCTGCGTCAGGTGCTGGTAGCCCTCGAGGCGCGGCTCGTGCACCGGCATGAAGCTCTTGTTGGCGTCCAGCCCATCGACATACGTGATGTCCCCGGCCAGCAGGCTCACCTTCTGCGTGCGCAACGAGCTCGGGCCTTTCATCGGCGGGTCGACCGCTTTCTCGACCAGTTGGCCCTTGCGGATCATCATCGTTTGCAGCTGCTTCACGTCCCCCAGCACCGTCTGCCCCGGGCTGTCCGTCGCATACGAGTCCTCGCCGGTGATCTCCCAGCGCGGACAGAAGATCGGAAACTCGTGGAACCCCGACTCGCGCAGGAACTGCACGTCCGGGCGCTCGAGCCCCACCACCCAGTAGCACGAAGTCCACGGCAGGTTCCCGGCCCACGGGCGCGTGCCATCCGCGTGGTCGTTCGGCTTGATCAGGTGGCAGATGTCAAAGGTGGTTTCATACTCCGACCGGTCCCAGGCCGTCTGCACCTCGCGCGGCAGCCGACTGCGGTCCAGGCCGCGGGCACCGGTGGCCGCGAAGATCTCGACGATCTGCCGCACGCTCAGTCGATACTCGCGCACGAACGTCGACACTCGCCCGCGCGCGTCGAGACTCACCGCATACGTGCCCGCGGCGTAGACGTAACTCCGCACCAGGTCCTGATCGTCATCGAACAGCGCCATCGGTGAGACACCGAACAGCCCGTAGTCCAGATACAGACTGTGCAGCCCGTTGTAGGTGTTGCTGCCGGCGAGCACCGCATACATGCGCTGCGTGACGATGTGCAGCCACTCCTTCACCGGGCCGAATTCCGCCAGGTCGGGGTCCGGCGTGCCCAGCTTGAACCAGGGCCTGGCTGGCGACGTGATGCCGGCGTGCAGGCCCGACTGCAGGGTCTTCGCCGCGAACTTCGCCGTGCTGTCGACAATGCTCTGGTTGGTCTTCGTGCCCTTGTTCGTGTCGCTGGTCGACCCGCGGTAGCGGCGGGGGTAGATGTATTCGGCGATCTCGCGCCAGTGGCTGTCCCAGCCGCCACCGCGCCGAGCCGACACCATCGCCGCGCGCATCTTCTCGTAGCGCTGCCGCCGCTGCAGCGGGTTCTCCCCGTCGTATAACCCGGCCATCAGAGCCCGCCGGGCGTGCGCCGGATGCCCTGCTGGGCCCCGAGGGCCGGCCGGGCCGTGATCGCATTGAACGGGCGCGCGCGCCGGCGCCTGTATTCACTGCGCGCCACCTGGCCGGCCGCCTGCGCGAAGGCCTCGGTATAGAGCGCGCCCGGGGGCGGGGCCGGCGGCGGACCCAGCCGGGCGAATTCCGCCTCGCTCGCCGCGGCCTCTTCGGCCCGGTGCCGCGCCTTCCGTCGATGGATCGCACTGAACGCCGGCATGGCTCAGTACCGCGGAGCGCTGCCGGTGGTGCCGCTCATGGTGCCGCCGGCCAGGGGCGACTCGCCTTGTTGCGGTTGGTAGGGCTTCTTCGGCCGGCGCCGGATCCAGTTGGGCAACTGGCGGGCCAGGTTGGCCGCCACACCGATCGGCTGGAGGCGTCCGCCCCACGGGGTCATGCCGCCCTGGCCGCGCCCGCCGGCCACCAACTGCCCGATCCCGCCCCCGAACCCGCCACTGAATGCCGGCATTAGAACCTCTTGATCAACGCCTCTTCGGCGAGCTCATACCCACTGTGGCGCAGCCACCGCCCGAACCCCGAGCGCGGAGGCGCGGTCATTTTAAGCACAGCGGCCCCTACTTGTTGTGCCCAATTTTCAGACGCCGCAATGAGTAGTGGCCCCGCGCGGGTGTCCCGGCGCGCTTCCGGCTCGACCCAGATGCCCGTTTCATCGACCCAGACCCCGCCCGTAAACGGGTTCGTGACCCGCAACAACGCCGCGAACCCGACCGCCACGCCCTCGGTGTCGAAGGCCAGGATCACCGTGCCCATGGCCGCGGCCTCGAGCTCGAGGATCGCCGCCTGCACCCGCAGCAGCGTCGGCTCACCGCCCATCAACCGGCCGGTCGGCGTCTCCTGAATGAACCGCAGCCCCATGCGTCCGACCAGCGCCAGGTCGGAGCCGGCCGGGTTCCACGTTCGCAACCGCACATCACGCATGGAGGCAGCCCCGTCCGAACAGCACCAGCCACACCGCAAAGAAAGCCGCCACCAGCCCCAGGACCAGGCCCTGGACCACGGCCCAGTCCGGGCCCGTCCAGCGCTTACTCCGCGAACGGCGTAACACGCACCCGCTCCGGTTGGTTGTGCTCGAGGTCCCGGGCCGTGAACGGGTTGCGGTCCCGCAAGACCTTGCCGCCGCCGGCCATCGGGAACGCCACGCCCAGCGCCGGCTGGTCCGGCTCGTCATAGGTGTTGCTCAAGGCGTCCGCCAGGTCCGGCGAGAACCCGAGGCGCTCCTTCACGAGCTCTTTCGGCTCAAGCACGAACTGCCCGCCCAGGAACGTGTAGGTGATCTCGGTGAGCTCGGGCACCATCTCCGGCAGGTTCGGCAGCCGCCCGCCGTGCCGCACCCCCTCGGCCATCTTCAGCCAGTTGTGACTGCGCCGGTTCTTGTACTGCGGCAAGACCGCCGGCGCACTGTATTGGATCGGCACCGCCGGCCACCCGCCCGTGTTCAACTGGTCGAAGACCCCGTGGCCCCAGTGCCCGGTGTCGTCAATAAAGATCCGCTCCACCGGCACGTCGTCGAGCGCGGTCCAGCGCTCGCAGTTGTGCGCCACCCGCCCCGCGATCTGCGTCGTGTCGGCGTTGCGCATGATGACCGGCTGCCAGTTCATGGGCCCTTGCCTGGGCCAGATCACCGTGCGATCGTCGCCAAACCGCGCCACGTCCACCCCGAGGCGCTTCTGGAACCAGGTGTATTGGACCGGGTCCAGCTTGCGCTGCATGGCGCGCTGCACCTCTTCGACGCCCAGCAAGGCGTTGATGCTGACCGGCGGGAATTCCCCGAACACATTCACCAGCACCCAGGGATTCTCGCGTCCATACTGCGCGATCATCTCGCGCGCCCACTTCACGCTGATGCGCGGGCTGCGCATCGGACTGTCCGGGTCCCCGGTGATCGTCACCACCTGCCACAGCGTCCGGTCCACCGTGCAGGCTCTATACAAGGGTCCCGTCGTATGCGTGGGGTTGCCGCTGATCAGCAGTTTGGCTTCCCCGTGCTCCGCGTTGGCCAGGATCGCCTCGAGCGCCACCAGCACCGACTGCGGCACGCCCCCCGCCTCATCCACCACGCCCATGACGTGCGTGGCGTGCAGGCCGGCCAAGGCGTCGGCTTGTTGCTGCTGGTCCCCGTGCTTGGGCCACGTCCGCAGCTGCGCCCACCACGACTGCGGGTGGCGCTTGTTCACAACGGCGGTCTTGGTCCAGGCCAGCGTCTCCATGCAGAACTGGCTCTTGGACAGCCAGGTGTAGAGCTCCGGCCACAAGTTGGCCCTGATGTTCGCCTCGGTGATCGACGTGCAGCCGATGCGGCAGTGCGGGCGGGTCATCAGGAACCAGAGAATGATCCAGGCCAAGCAGGCCGTCTTCCCCGGGCCCTTGCACGCCTTGAACGCCAGGCGCTCCGTCTCGGGCTGGGCGATGAGGCGCAGGCCCTCGAGTTGCCACGCGTCCGGTTCCGCCTTGAACGCCTCGCGCACCATGGACCACGGCTGATCCCGCCACCGGTGCAGCGTGGCCTGGATCAGCCGTTCGTCCGTCATGCGCTACCGCCGCCGCTTCTGCTGCTCAGGCTCAGGCTCCGGTTCCTCGCCTCCGCCCTCGCCCTCGCCGCCTTCGCCGCCGGTCGGCGGTTCGGTCGGGGGCTGCTGCCCGCCCAGGAGGTCGCCCCAGTTGCCGCTCGCCGGCACGGCCACCCAGCCATGCAGCGGGGACCAGTGGAACACCAGCAGGCCACCAGGGCCGGGCTGGCCGGCAATGGGCTGACCGGGCACCGGGGGCGTCTCAGGATGCCCGCCCGCGCCGGGTTGCCACCCGACCGGGGGCCGCGGCTGTCCCGGCAGACTCGGCCAGTTCCCCGGCAGGTTCGGCCAGCCCGCGATCGGGGGTCCGCCCCATCCGCCCTCGCCTCCCGGCAACGACCCACCCGGCCACCCAGGCACAGTCGGCCAACCGGCGATCGGGGGCGGTTGCGGCCGTGGCGGTCCCGGCAGGCTGGGCCAGTTTCCAGGCACGCCCGGCCACCCGGCCACGGGCGGACCGCCCCAGCCCCCTTCGCCACCCGGCAGGCTACCACCGGGCCAGCCTGGCACCGTGGGCCAGCCAGCAATGGGCGGGGGCTGCGGTCTGGGCGGACCGGGCAAGGACGGCCAATTGCCGGGGACAGACGGCCAGCCCGCCACCGGGGGACCGCCCCACCCACCTTCACCACCGGGCAGACTGCCGCCAGGCCATCCCGGCACGGTCGGCCACCCCGGCCGCGGTGGCTCGGGCTGCGGGCCAGGTCCGTCTTCGGTGACCATGATCCCGGTGATCACCACACGTAGTTGTGCCATAGCGGTCGGTCCTTTCAAGTCGAAACAGTTAGCGGTTAATGGGAGCGTATTGCACGAGCCAGGCAACGCACAGCACCAACACCGGCACCCACAGCGGCACGTAGCTCGGACGCGCGGCGTGCACCAGGGTCATGATCAAGGCCGCCAACACCAGCACGCCCGTGATCGAAATAGGCATGGCCGTCAGAGCGTGACGTTGTGGCGCTTCTGGAGGTCTTGCCCGAACGCGCGCTGCACCTCGTAGAGGTCGTTGCCGTTGCGCACGCGCTGCTCGAGTTGCTGGTCGTCGTCGCTCGTCCACGCAATGCCGTAATACTGGTAGTAAGCCAGCATCATTGCGCCCGTCGCGTCGAACTTCTCCTGCGTGTTGATCGGGATCGGCGTGCCCTGGTGCGTCAAGTCGCCTGGGTTGCTGAAGTCAATCGCCATGGCGGATCCTTTCAGTGTTTCAGGAGGTAGACCGTGTCATTCGCGCGGAGAATGATGCTCGAGCCGGGCTGCGTCAGGTAGTAGCAGCAGGCCGGCTTGTTCGCCTCGAGCGTGGCATCCGACAGCGTGTATTTGATCGGCGCGGCCCAACTGCGCCCGCTGGGCCAGGCGTAGTCCGGCGTCGTCATGGCCAACTGCACCGCGGCGAGGTAGGGGATGAGCAGCGCCAGCGTATCGATCACGGAGCGCAGTCTACAACGGGCCCAGCAGGGCATAGGCTTGGATCAACAGCCACAGCACCAGCACCACCGCCGCCAGCGCGCCGGCCAGGACCAGCACCACCAGGCCAATGGAGGCTTTTGGCCGCGCCGGCTCGGTCATCACGAGGTCGGCTCTGGCAGGCCCAGGTCCCCGCGCAGCGCGCGCGCCAGGACTGAGAGCTCTTCGGACAGGGGAGATTTCAGCTTGCCGGTGAGCTCGAGAATGGTGCGCCGAGCGTGCAGCTTCGACACCAGCTTGACCTTGAACCCGTCCTTGGTCCGCTCATAGGCTTCGACGCTCGAGGCGATCGTTTCGGGCCAGTGCTGCGGGGGCAGTGGGTTGCCGTATTCGTCGAACAATTCGCGGATGTCGCTCTTGGCATCCTGGGCCAGCCGGCCCAGCGCCTCGGCCCCCGACATGCCCGCCGCTTCAAAGGCTTTCGTGACCTGGCGATGGACGTAAGCCCTCACGTGTGGTTTAGCTAGCGTGCAGCTACCTTCGGTGCGGCAGGTATCGAATGAGGCGTCGGCATGGAGCGAGCGCCACGCACCCGCCCCGTTGAACCCATTGCTGAGATAGGCCACGCAGAACGCCTTTTCACGCAGGCTCAGGCCGTCCCCGTCGACGAGTTCCACGCGGGCCTGGCGGGGCTTGCGGGCGTATTTCCGTTTGGCCTTAGTCATGGCACAGACACTCCATCAGGTCAGGGTGGTCGTCCAGGCCGACGAACAGGTCGCCCTGCGCGGCTAGCGCGGCGTAGCTGGGCGCGTCAGCACGGAAGGTGCCGCCGATCCGCCGCTCTTGCTCGATCCACCACCCGGCGAGGTCGGGCCGGTCACGAATGATCTGGCGACGTTTCCCCGTGCCTTTGAGAAAACAGAGGTCGCAGTTGCCTTCGTGCGGGCGTAGGTGGAGCGTGAAGGGTTGCGCGGCCCAGAAGGCCCACACGTCCGCGAGGGTCACACCGGCTTCAGCCAGGGGCACGTCGATGTCCCACTCGTCGCTCGACGCACCGCGCAACCGGGCCACGCGACGAGGCTCATCCGCGCGCAGGCCCACCGCATTCGTCCAGTGCGCGTAGCCGTGGGCGCGCATGTAGTCGCGCATCGGCTTGATCTTCAATTCCTGGGTGCAGAACCGCGCCACCGGGTTGGGCAGGAAGTGCTTATCGGTGATCAGTTGCGTGAAGTAACCCGGCCGATGCACGGTCACAATCTCGACGCCCCAGTGCGCAGCACAGTCGGCCACGAACGCATAGGTTTCGGCACGCTCCTGGCCCGTGTCGGCAAAGACGACGTGAACATCCGGGCGCAGGCCCACGTCGAGCAGTTGCCGCAGCATATAGGCAGAGGTCAGACCCCCAGAAAACGACACCAGTGCCGGCCCGTCAATGGCGTAGGGGGTCATCCGCCTACTTCTTCTCGGCCTTCTCGGCCGCCGCCGCCGCAGCCTTCTCTTCCGCGGTCACGGGCACGCCGCTGACGATCCGCTGCAGCCGCAGGTTCGACGGGGGCGCCGGCGGCACGAACGTCGGCGGCACGACCGCGGCGTTACTGTGCGCCGTCTCGATGCCGCCAATGGTGGCCGTCAGGTCCAGCGACTGGCCCGCCACATTCAAGGCCGTGGGCACGGTGGCCGCGCACGTCTTCGTGTAGGCGTCCGCGGTGGTCGTGCAGGTCACCATCGTCAGCAGTGTGCCGACCGCGCTGCCGACCTGGTAGATCTTGTAGGGATACCCTTGGGCGGTGGCCACGTCGAACGGCGGCCGGGTACCGCCGGCTGGGGCGGGCGGGCCGCTGATCTCCCATTGCGCGCGCAAAGTTTGCGTCTGCGCCTGCGCGGTCGAGACACACCACCCGACCAGCGCGAGAACAACCAGAGCCACGCCCACCACCACTTGTTGCACGCGCATACCGCCTCCGTTCAGAGTGCACATTCCCAGCCGAGCTCGGCCGGGTTCGAATTCGCTGCCGTCGCCTTGAAGCCCAGAAGCTGGCTGCGGTTGTATAACAGAATGGCCAGGCCGGAGTCTTCCAGTGTGTGTTCTGGGTCCGTCAGGACGTTGCCATCGGCATCCCGCTCCGCGCCTGGCACCAGCGTCCCGACCAGACTCGAGGGCGCGGTCCCGTTGGTGAAGTAGCGCAGGCTCCCACTGGTCCAGTGCCCCACGCACGTCAGGCTCTCGTCGAGCGTGGCCGGCTCGCGCCCGCCCAGGTCCTCGGCCGTGAACCAGCGCGTGGTGTTGTCGATCACCATGGTGAACACCACACACGCCGCGGTCGGGTTACTCGTGCAGGGCGCCTGCGGGGTCTGCGGCGGGTGGTTGTGGTCAGGCGGCACCGGCGCGTCCGGCTCCTGCGTCCAGGCCGCTCGAGGCGCCGGCACCCACGGCACCGCCGGCCAGAGTAAGTCCGTCCAACTGACTAGCGCGAAGTAGCCGACCAGCACCGCCGCGCGCGCCTCGAGACTCATGGGGTCTCACCGCCGGCTGTCGTAGATGCCAGTGAGAATGATCACGACGACCACCACCAGAAAGAGCACACCGACAATGCCCAGCATGTCACGGGCGCCGTCCTTGAATGGTGTAGGCGTTCGACGGGCCGCTCTCGCAGCAGTTCCCGTCGAAGGCGAAGGCGTAGAGCGTGCGCCGGCCGGGCGTGTTCAGCAGATCGACCGCGCCCTGCGGCAGCGGGCTGTCGCACAGATGCGTGGTCGGAGTCTGCGTCACGCAGCTGTGCGGCGGGGGCATCGCCACGAACGGCCCGTTCGGGGTCGCACTGTCGATCCGCAGCCGCATCGGCATGTTGATCGCCTTGTCCGCCGGCATGTCGTTCAGTTGAAACACGACGCGGTCGGTGGTGTAGACCGGGCCGCGCGTGATCGTAGTGCCGCGCACCACCGCGCGTTGCGCCCCGGCCGGCGCGGCCAGCGCCAGGACAAGGATCAGGGTTCTCATAGCGCGTCTACCTCTGCTATGCGCCGGCCGATCCAGGCCATCACGGGCACCGCCATGCTGTTGCCCAGCGCCTTGTAGCGCGGCCCGTCGGCGGCCGCTTTCCCCCGATAGGGGATGAGCGTGTAGTCATCGGGGAACCCCTGGAGGCGCTCGCATTCTCGAGGGGTCAGCCGGCGCACCGCCATGGCGGTCGCGGCGACGTTCGACAGCCGGAAGTTGTGCGTGCCCTCGCGGGTGTAGGTGCGGGCTTGGTTCGCCGCCACCGGGTCGGCGAGCTCCGCGAAGGCCACGAGCGGTGCGCCGTCACCCAGGCCCGTGCTGCCAGACTCGGCCTTGAGCGGCGGCACCACGTCGGACGGCCCGTTGTCCTGCGCGCCGAGGGGATGGGTGACCGCTCCGCTGATGTCTGGGTCTTGGCGGTTGTGGAAGGCCACGGCGTGGCTCGAGCACTCGCGCAATGTGAACATCGGATCACCTGGGTTGCCCATGGCGCTCCCGTCTCTGGCGATGCCCCTGTCGCCACGACCCTTCGCCCCGTCAAGAATCGGCACGGGGATCAGCCCGCCGTCGCAGTCGAAGTCGGTCCCGAGGCCACCGCCCGCAGTGCTGCGGCTAGGGAGTGTGGGAGCTGTCATCGCCACCAGCGCCTCGGCCTCTACGCGCTCGTTGCCCGTGCGACTGAATGGAGGGCCGCCGCCAACTGTGGGGGCAAGTCTTTGCCCCGCGTCTCGGCTCGGCGCAGGATCCCCGCGCAGGCTCGCATACTCAATGAGAACCGCTGCGGCACGTCGCCAGTCTCCAAGATGGCCGACAACGAACACGCGCTTCCGTCGCTGGGCCAGTCCGAAATACTGAGCGTCAAGAACGCGGTAGGCGAACCCATACCCGCACTCTGCCAGCCCTCGGAGCAAGGTGCCAAACGCCCGTCCTCCGTCGGCGGACAGGACACCGGGGACGTTCTCCCAGACCACCCATCGGGGCCGTAGTCGAAGAGCAATTGCAAGGTAGGTGAGCATGAGCGAACCACGCGGGTCATCCAAGCCCGCTCGCAGTCCCGCGACACTGAAGGACTGGCAGGGAGTTCCGCCGACGAGAACATCGACAGCTGCACCATCAAAGGTCCAGTCCTTGAACCGGGTCATGTCGCCCAAGTTGGGCACGGTTGGGTAGTAGTGCGCCAGCACCGCGCACGGGAACGGGTCCACCTCGCTGAACGCCACGGGCGTCCACCCCAGCGGGTCCCAGGCCACGGTGGCCGCCTCGATCCCGCTACACACGCTCAGGTAGCGCATACGGTTACCAGGGAATGTCGTCCGCCGTCAGGTGGATCAACCCGTCGTCAGGCGGGGGCGGGGTCCAGACCACCGGGAACGCATTGAACACGTCTTGCGGCACAAAATACGCCGGCGGCCGGTCATTCGGGGTGCTCTCATACTCTTTGCGCACCCCGTGCCGGCCGATGATCCACCCGCACAAGTCGTAGCGCACCAGGTCATGCTGCACCACCAGCACCCACGGGTGATCGATCGTCGGCTTGGCCACGTCGTCGGGCCGGATGATCAGCCGCCCGTCGTGGTGCGGGGTCATGCGAACCTGCTCGACGCCAAGGTCTTGGTCGTCCTCCCAGGTCGTGCCGGCGCCGAACCAGTAGCGGTCCAGGCCTTTGGCGCACGCCATCTCGCCCAGGCACCCCTGAATATGGCGCTCCAAAGAGTCGAGGTCGTTCCCGTGCTTGCCGTTGTCGGCCTTCGCCGCGATCCCGGCGTCGTTGCGGATCTTCGCCACGAACCGCGCCAGTTGCACCTCGCGCGGGCGCAGAACCACGGGGATCCTCTGGGGCTTCATGCCGGCACCGCCCGGTGCCAGAGCCTAGCGTCGTTTCCGAACACGCGCCAGCCCGCCGCCGGCTTGCGCCCGAACAGTTCCACCCGCGCGCCCTCGGGCCAGTGTTTGTCCAGATACTGCCGGAAGAAGTCCGGCTTGGCCGAATGCTCGGTCTTGCGCTCGACGTAGACCGACCGCGGTAGTTCGCGCGGCACGTCCGGCGTGCAGCTGCCACGCGTGCAGATCAGGAACAGTTCCACCGACCCCTCGGTGTAGAACCCGCCGGCGCCACGCACCTTGTCCCAGACCAGCAGCGCCTTGTACACGAACCCCCAGGCGCGCAGGACATCGTAGGGGCCAGGGTCGTCGTAGAGCAGCGGAGCGGGCACCCAGAGCCCCAGAACGGCATCCGGGGTCGTGTGCGCCTTCACCGGCAGTTCGCACAACTGGTCGATCGACATGACCGGGTAGTGCTTGCTCGAGCTCGAGCCACTCGGCTGCGCCTGGCCGTAGGTCCAAGGCGGGTCCGCGAGCCACACCCGATACTGCCCCTCCAGCGCGGCCTGGCCCTGGACGGTGGCCGCGCGCTTGCGGACCCGCATCTCTTCGCGCACCTCGCGCTGACCCCAGCCCTCGGCCACCGCTTGGTCGATCACCTCATCTATAACTATCGACGGTTGCGCGCTGAGCGGGTAGTAGAGGCTGATGTCCACGTCCGCCCGGCGCTGTGCCACCGGCACCCGCCCCAATTGCCGCAAGTTGATCAACGTCTGCCGCGCAAACCCGGTCAGTTCCTGCGCCTGCTCGATGCGGTCGGCCCAGTCCGTCCGGCCATCCCCATAGAGCAACCAGTCCGCGAGCCACCAGCCCGCGCGCAGATAGGACCGCCGCGCGTATTCACCGACCGCCTGGTGTTCGTCGAAGGTCGGCTTGCCCGTCACCCGCAGCCGGGTGGCCGACAGCACGTAGGGACCGATCGTGATCGGCGCGTCGTCGAACGACAGTTTGCGCCCCACGGCTACACCTCGGCCTCTTCCACCGGCGTGCCGCTCGGGGCCGCACTCACCTGGTCCTTGGCAATATGCACGGCCAGCTTGTCCGCGCCCTTCAGCCGGTCCAACCGGATGCCGTTGGCCGTGTAACTGTCCACGCCCTTCTCGGCCATCTCGCGCAGGGCGCTGGCCTTATAGGCCAGTTCGTCCATGCGGTTCTGCGCGTCACTCGACCGCACTTCCGCCAGGCCGTGGCACACCGCGTCCAGCTTCCGGTTCCGCACCTGCTCGGTCCCCGGCAGTTGCGCCTGGCGGGGCAGCGTCGGGCGGGTAGTCCCGCTGCCGTTCGTCATCTTCTGGGCCGTGGGTTTCTTCGCGTCGAACCGGTGCTTCTTCGCCATGTCGCTCCTTCGGAGGTCTGCCGCCGGCCTGCAGCCGGCCGTATTCCGCGATCAGCAGGGCATCCGCGATCGCATGGGTGATCTTTTCCTTCGGGAACCAGCGCTGCGCCAGGATCTTCATCACCCGCTTGTCGCCGGCGTGCGGCACGATCCCCAAGCCGCGCTGCCAGGTCCAGGCCGTGACCAGCGTGTAGGCCACGCCGGCCGCGCGCAGCGCCATCTTCAACCGCCCGTCCTGCTGGCCAAACGTGAACGCGCTCACAACCCCCATCTGGGGCGACGAATGCACCGCCTCGACCCAGGCCCGGCACGGGTGCCCGGCGGCCTTCGCCTCGCGCCGGGCGATCGTCAGCCACGCCAGGAGGTCCGCGTCCACCTCGGGCATCGGCGTCGTCGTCACCACCGTGCCGCGGTGGTCGAGCAGCGCCAGTCCGCCGCTCTTGCCCGGGTCCGCGCCGACGAAGTAAGCCATGCGTTTGCGCGCCGTCATTCTGATCCAGAAGTCGGCTTCGGGGCCACCAGTTTTCCCGGTGATGCCGGCCGGCGCGGAGCCCGCACCCGCTCCGGCAACGGCTCGCCACCGTCGTGGAATTGCTGCGTCGACCGGTCGAACGTCAGGTTGAGTGTGCCGGCGTTCCCGTTGCGCTGCTTGGCCACAATAAATTCAGTGGTGCCGCTGGCCAGGTGGTTCGGCCGATACAGGAACGCCACCATGTCCGCGTCTTCTTCCAGCCGCCCGCTCTCCCGCAAGTCCGACAACTGCGGGCGCGGGTCCATCCGTCCATCCGCGGCCCGGTTCAATTGCGACACCAGAAACGTGGCCACGTGCAGGTCCCCGGCGATCTCGTTCTTGGTCCGGGTGCTGATGTCTGACATTTCGGCGTAGCGGTTGCCCTGGTTGCGCCCCTCGAGCTCGCCCGGGATCAGTTGGGCGTAGTCGATCACCACCAGGTCCAGGCCCCCCTCGGCCTTGATGCGCCGGCACGCGCCACGGATCTGCCGCACCGTCTGCCCGGGCCGGTCGTCGATCAGGAGCTCGAGCGTGCTCAGGCGCTCCATGCCGTCCGCGATCCGCGCGTGGTCCTTCGCCCCCAGCACCCCACTCTGGATCCGCGTGAGTTCGACCCCGGACAAGACCGCCAGCAGCCGGTCCCGTAGATGTTTCACGCGCATCTCCAGCGAGAAGATCACCACCCGCTTGCCGGCCTCGCTCGCGGCGATGGCGGTATTGAGCAGCCACGTGGTCTTCCCCATGCTCGGCCGCGCGGCCAGCACGTTCATGTCCGCCGCCTGCCACCCGAACGTCAGGTCGTCGACCGACTTGAACCCCGTGGGAATGCCGGTCACCTCGCCCTGGTGCGCGTGCCGCCATTCCAAGTCGTCGAACAGCCCATTGATCAGGTCCTTGGCCTTGACGTGCCCGGCCGGGCGCTGCAGATGCAGGTCGAGGATCGCCTTGTCCGCCGCGGCCACGATCGTGTCGGCACTCTCTTCCGCGGCGTAGGCCTGCGACAGGATCCGGTTCGTGGTGTCGATCACCTGGCGCAGCCGATACTTCTCGCGCACGATCGCCGCGTAGTGCGCCACGTTCACCGACCGCGGCACCCCGTCCGTCAGGCTCGCGAGATACCCCGGCCCGCCGACCGCCTCGAGTTCGCCGGTGCGCTCGAGCTCGTCCTTGAGCGTCGTAAAGTCGCACGCCACCTTGCGCTCCAGCAGCCGCACCATGGCCAGGAACAACTGCCGGTGCGCCAACCGGTAGAATTCCTGGCCGGTCAGCGTCTGGTCGATCAGTTCCAGCGCGGTGTTGTCGATCAGCAGCGCGCCCAGCACGCTCGTTTCCGCCTCCAGGCTGTGCGGCAGCGTGTCGTCTTTCGGGGCCTTCTTCACCGGGGCACCCGCATCTCCGCGCTGATGGCCTGCGTGTGGTCCGCCGCCGTCCGGCAGCGCGGGACGTGCCGGCAGTCCGCCGGCGGGGCCCCGAGCATGAAACTGTCGGTGCGTTCCGCGCCCCAACGGTTCACGCTGCTGGCGAACAGCGCAAACGGGTGCCGGCGCTCGACGTAATACGACTCGTTGCTCGCGAGGTAGCGTGCGGCCCGGGCCTCGAGGTCCTCGGGCTGGAGCGTCCGCAGCAGCCGCTTCCACTGCGGCCGGTCCTTGGCGTAGGTCCACACGTATTGGCCGATCTGCCCCGGCGTGTAGCGCTCGCACCAGCAGTAGTCGAAGGCCTGCTCCAGGCGCTTCAAGTCCTCGCCCTGCGTCGTGCCCCCGGTCTGCAGCGCATACAGTTCTTTGTTGATCGCCGCGGCCTCCATCAGCAGCGCGTCCTGTTTCGCCAGTAACCGCGCGATCTTGTCGTCACTCCCGGCCATATGTCACCCCTTCCGGTTCATCAGTCGCGGCGTCGGGTCGAACGGGGCCGGCGCGGCGTTCAGCTTACGTCGCACCTCCCGCCGTCGTTCAGCCGCCTGCCGTTGCTGCGCTTCCCACTCGGCCGGCCGGCGCTTCCGTTCCTCCGCTTCCCACTGTTCCAGCTTCGTCTTCCACCCGCCCTTCAGCCGGTGTGCCGCGTTCCTCCAGGCCATCCGTCCCCCTTCGACCTTTCAGCCAACGGTTGCCGTCCATCCGGAGGCCAGAGGCCTCTCCCAAGGGAGGGCAGGCCTCTGGCCAGGAAACTCCACCAACGGGGGTTTACCGCGTTTCAGCCACTCGGCCGCACGCCACCACGTCAGCCCCAGAGGCGCAGCGGCTATCGCGGCAGCGGCGAACCTGCCGGGAAAACACGCCCCAGGTGCGGCCAGTATTTTGGGCGGTTCTGCTCGCCCCCCTCTTCGCGGCCTGGCCGTGGCCACCGCGCCCGCCCATCGGTTACCCCAGTTGGCGGGACGTGCCCGACGTAACCGCCTGGGTGGTTGAACCCGCCCACGGCTACGTTGCGAACCGACTACTTGTGTGTTGGAAGGCTTTCCGGCTACCATGAACGGCAGCCGGGGCCTGCCTACTACAGGCGTTCGGTGAGATCTGCGGCCGGCGAAGGCTTCCCACCTTCGACCGGCCGCGCGCTTTTATAGGATCTTTCCCGCCGCAGATCAACCCCTCACAACTGGTGGGGGCCTTTTGTCGTGCGCCGTCTATTCCTGGGCCTCCGCTCCAGATACGTCTCCACGGCTTCGGCCATCGTCAAGCAGTTGGCCCCCAGGAACAGCCCCAGCAGCACGCGGTCGATGGGGTCGGTCACCTTGAGATAGATGCACAGCACCGGGAACACCAGCAGCCACACCATGAACAGGCCGTGGTAGATCTCCACGATCAGCCGGGCGCTCATCGCGGATACCGGCGGGCCTTGGCCACGTTGATCAACTGGCCGGCGGCCCCCATCGTCAACGGTTCCTTGAACGGCACCCGCAGCTTGCGCAGGTAGTCCAACTGCTTCTCCGAGGCCGGCCGTTCTTTCCAGCCGGCATCCCGGGCCAGCAGGCGCTGGACGTTCCGCCGCTCCCGGCCGACCCAGAGCTCGGCCGCCACCAGCGCCGTCGCCTCAGTCGGGTAGCCACTGCCGAGGGAGCGCTGCCGGGTGTCGAGGCGCTGCTCCTTCGGCCCGTCCGGGTCCCGCTTCTGTTTCCACGTCAGGGCCAGGTCCCACTTCCCCAGCAGGTCCTGGCTGGCCTCGAGCGTTTCGGTCCCCTCGAGGCCGTCCGGCGTCTGCCACGGGTAGCTGATGCGGAACGCGTCCGACAACTGCAGCCAGTCCAGGCGCGTGCTCTGCACGAGCTCGCCTGACAACGGGGCCACCTTCCACACGTCGACCCGCTGGGCCCGGGCCCGCAGCTGCGCCAGGGTCAGCCGGCCGTCCTTGAGCAGCGCGGCAATGTCGAGGTTGGGGTGCTGCTCCTGCAGCGCCTTGAGCTCGGCGTCGAGCGCGTCGAGCGTCTGGTCGTCCGCCGGGACCAACCCCGGCGGCAGCCCGTAGAGCACCGGCGCCGTCTGGAGACTGTGCCGGCGGGACACATCGACGATGTCGATCACCACGCACCGGTCCTTGCCGGGGTGCGGGCGCAGGCCGCGCCCGGTCATCTGCTCGTAGAGCGTGGCGCTCTTGGTCGGCTTCGCGTGGAGAATGCACTCGACCATCGGCAGGTCGGTGCCCTCGGTCAGCACCATACAATTCGCGATGCCCTGCAGCGTGCCGTCCCTGAGGGCCTGCAGCATCGCCCTGCGTTCGTCCTTGGGCGTTTCTCCAGACAGCGCAGCCCAGTGGTAGCCCGCTTCACAGAACGCGTCAGCGAGGCTGTGGGCGTGCGCCACGTCGACCGTGAACCCGAGCGTGCTCCGTCCTTCGGCGAGCTCGCGCCAAGCCGCCACGGCCAAGGCGTTCCGCTCGGTGAGATTCACCGCCTCGGCCAGGTCCTTCTGGTTGAATTCCCCGGCCACCGTCCGCACGTCGTCCAGGCTGCAGTCGCTCTCAATGGCGTGCGCCTCGATCGGGACCAGATACCCGTCCTTGATGGCCTGCTTGAGCTCGTAGCTGTAGGCAATGGACTGGAACACACAGCCGAGCCCGATGGCATCGGTGCGGTTCGGCGTGGCCGTGACCCCGACCAGCAGCCGGTCCTTCGGCGCCGTCCGGTCCCAGCCCGCCAAGGCCTGCTCCATCTCAGCCGTGTCGGTGAATTCGATCGCCTCGATCCCCTCCACGTCGGTGCCCTCGGCCGGCGGCAGGAACCCGAGGTGGACCAGGGCGGTGCGGTAGGTCGGCGCGGCGGCGTGGTGCGCCTCGTCGATGATGACCAGCCGGAAGTCATGGTGGCGGATCAGCCGGGTCAGCCGGGTGAACTTGCGCGCGGCCAGCGTCTGGATGCTGGCCACCACGCAGTCGGCAAAGCTCGACGCCACGCGCGGGCCCTGCTCCACGTCCACCATCCAGTCCGGGTGCTGGGCCTGGATCTTCTCCGCGGCCTGGTCGAGCAGTTCTTCGCGGTGCGCAACGACCAGCATTTGCGCGCCCCGGCCCCGGTGCTCGAGCAGAAACGACCCGATCCGGTCCCAGGTCGGCATGGCCGCAAACGTGACCGTCTTGCCGGTGCCGGTGGGTTTCTTCACCAGCAGCCGGCGCTCGCCCCAGGCCAGGTGGTCGGCCACCGCCTCGAGCGTAGCCGTCTGATACGGGCGTAGGGTCGGGGCCATTAGAACGCTACGACCTTCGCCCCGACTTGCTTGGCGAAGCGTGTGGCCTTGGCGCGGGTCGTCCAACCGATGTCCTGCGTGACCGTGCCGCGGATGAAGTCTTCGCGGGTGGCGTAGAACTTCACCACCACGTAGGGGTGCTCGTCCTTCATAAAGACCACGGGCTGTCCGGGCTTCACCTTGGCACCGTCTGCCAAACTCTCTGCAAACGTCTTCTCGCGGGCATCGCGGGGCGTGGTGTCGTTGGCCATGTCACTCTCCGTTCGGTTGTCCGGGTTCCTCGCCGCCGGGGGTCACGCCCCGGTCGACGAGTAAGAGACTACTACTTGTGTGTCTGAATGTCAACGCTTGTTGATCTCGGGCGCAATGAACAACCCGTAGAGCGCCAGCACGAACAAACATCCAACCAGAATGGTGGCCATGTCACTCCCTCACTTTCGTTTCCGCTTGGGCCGCCACCCCGTCTTCCGGAGGGTGCCGTAGACGTAGGCAGCGGCCCGTTTCTTCCCCAGCCCCAGCTTCTTCGCCCGTCGCTTTAGCTTCCGCTCCAGGCGCTTCGGCATGGGTCACCTATGAGCGTGAAAGACCGTGTGCGTTGGGACGCGCAGTGGCTTGTCGGCTGGCCCCTTCACAAACGGGTGGATGTAGATCGGCCGGATACCATCCTTGTAGGGTTGCTGCCGCCAGTGGCCGGTCACGATCCAACGGCACGACCACTCGACCGGTTCTGCGTTGGGATCACGCGGGGCGTCCGACTCAAGCCGGCGCAGTTCGATGATCTTCACGGTGCTGGCCACCGGGGTGTCGAATTCGCGCGCCAGTTGCTTGCGCCGATGCCGCTCGACGTGCCCGTCACTGGTGACCAGAATGCGCTGGCGCAACCAGGCCGCGGCGGCAATGACGAAGCGCATTACCTCGTAGCCCCGGCGCAGCCGAAACGTGTCATCCTCTACCCCTCCGAACGACAGCGCAACGTCGTCGCGGACATTGCCGAGCGTGCGATCCGGCGGGATCGCATAGACCGACGTTGGCATCAGGATCGACGGTTCGTCGTCAGCGCGGCGGGACCACCGGTGAACGATCAGGGCCAGCCGCTCCGGTGCGTCAGGCGGACCCAAGACTACCGGGCCGATCACGATGGCACCGATCTCCCGACCCACCCGTGTAGACGTGTCAGGGTCTGGAAGCGCAATCGGCACCGGCTCGTCGAACCACCACCAACTGACACCACTGGGCAAGTCCTCCAGGCGCAGCGTCGAAGAGTCGGGCACCGACAGCGCGGCAGCTTGCACCGCCGCGCTCGTCGGCCCACTCCAGCAATAAGTCTCGGCGTGCGGCAGCAGAGTCGTGGCACCTTCAGCGGCAAAGCGCAGACCTGACAGGCTCAGGTCTGACGGGTCTGCCGCCTCGCTTACATCGAGCATCCAGTGCGCCGTGCGTAGCACGGCATACTGCTGCTCCAGCGCTCGCATCCATGGGCGGTCGTGCATGGCCGCACCTCAGAACGTCGTGGTGGTCTTGCGCGCCTGCACACCCGGCCAGGTGTTGATCAGTTCCCGCAGTTCGGTGGCGTAGCGGTTGACGCGCGCCACGTCCACCATCAGGACATCGGGCGGCACCTCGCCGCGGAGCGCAGCCTCGTGCAGCGCCTGCAGGTCGGTGATGTCCGCCGACCACGTCGTGCGCTCGCGCGCGCCGGACGCCTTCTGGATGTTCGGCCGCACCGGCGCGTTGACGAACGGGATCGCCGGCTCCTGCGACACGGCCACGGCCTGCCGGCGGATGGCTTCGGCGTCTTTCAGCCCGTTGATCGCGGACGTGATCTTGCCGAGGGACATCAGACGGGCGGCACTCTTCAACGAGTCTTTGTAGCCGGCCAGGACCGCGGCCTGCTGCGCGTTGCCGGTCTTCGCCATCTGCTCGACGAACTTGCGCTCCCGGTCGGACAGGTCGGCCGACGCCTCTTCGCGCTCGACGGCGCGGCGTTCCAGTTCCGCCAGTTCTTCCTGCTGCCGCTGGCGCGCTTCCTCTTCGGCCTTGCGGATGGCGCGCTCTTCCATCTCGCGGGCCAACCGGCGCTGTTCTGCGGTGTAGGTGTTGTGGAGGCCCTGGAGAATGCCGGCGCTCTGCTCCAGGGGCTTCGTCACCTCGGCGCGGGCCTGCGTCAGGCGACGGTGGATCCGAAAGAAGGCCCCCGTGAACGGCTCGGCGTGTTCCTCGGCCAGCTTCAGCGCGTTGCGGTCAGCCAGTAGGTCCTCCTGCAGCGCGAGGTCCTCGGCTTCGGTCACCGGCGCCTTGCGCTGGCGCGACTGTTCCAGGCGGTCCTTGGCCACCGCCACCATGGCCTTGTTGCTGCGCCACCAGTTCGCCAGGTTGTCGAACCACGGCAGCACCAGCGCGTGCTCCTGCTGGACGAGGGCCACCTCCGCGGGCAGCACCTCGGCGTCGATCACTTTCTTCTTCCCGTTCCCGTTGGTCTTGGCCATTAGCGCACCACCTTGTCGCCGGGCAGCACGGTATAACTGCCGGTTTCCGCGAACCGCTTGGCGTAGAACCGGTCGGATGCGGCGTTCATGCGCTTGGCCCCGCGGCGGCGGGTTTCGTTGAAAAATGCCCGGTGCCGCTGCACCGAGTCGGCCACCGCCGTGAACTTCGCCGGCGTGTTGCCAAGGGTTGCCAGTTCGTCATCGGTCATCGCCCGATATTCCGCAACTAGTGCGTTGTATTTCGTAGTGGCCATGTCACTCACTCCTGTCGGTTACTTCGGAAATTCCTGCTGCACCTGCGCGCGGCAGGCATCGCACCCGATCCACTTCGCACGGTCGGCGGCGTTCATGCGCTTGGCGTCGGTGTAGGGCACGTCGTAGGCGGTCAGCGTGCCACCGCACGCGGTGAAGGTATGGCCGAACCCGTCGTTGATCCGACGCCCGCGGCGACGGACAACGACACGAACGTGGGCGCGAATGGCGGCGAATGTGCGGGCACTCATGACTCACTCCTTCTCGCCGGGGGTCACGCCCCGGTCGATGAGAGAGACTACTGCTTGTGACACACAACTGTCAAGCCCCTCTCTCACCGCTCCATCCGCGACAGCTTCTCCAGCACGATCAGCGGGGCCGAATCGGTGACCGGTTCCAACACCCCGACCCGCTCTTCCCGCGCGATCAGGATCCAGTATTCGCCCGGCTCCCCGGCAAAGGCGCACGCCTCCATCTGCCAGGACACCGGGCCGTTGGTCCCGTCTGCCGTCCGCGGCAGCACCCGCAGCGTGCCCTTGTGCAGGCTGATCACCCCTTCTCGGTGCCGCCATCCGCACAACGTGATCAAGTTGTCCACCTGCGAGCGCAGCCCCTTCGGATCGCCGCCCATGCCCTTGTGGGTCAGGTGCGCCACCTCCGGGTTGTAGCCGCGCTCCCGACATCCGCAGAAGGGAAAGCGGCACCTAAAGCCGTCGCGGGCCGCGGCGGTCAGCTTGTTGGTGCGCTCCTGCCGGGCGACGAGATAGCGCCGACGTTGCTTCTCGATCGTGCGCGTCTTCGTCTTGAACATCGGGCCAGCATGTCTCGGGGGCCAGGATTGGGATTCGTCCACGGCTCAACTCCTTCAGCCAGTGACTGGAACAGCGCAGCGCGTGCCGCGCCTCGAGCCACCTCAATAGCGCCCGCATACCCGTAACACCTCGTAGGCCTCGGCCAGGTCCCGCGGGTCGTCGTGCCGCTCGACCTTGTAGCCACCGTCGAACCGCAGGTAGCAGCACCACCGGCGCGTGTGCTGCGGCGGGATGCCACTCTCGACGCTGTCGAGGATCGCTTCCAGCGCCGTCTGGACCGGGTGCCACGGGGCTTTGCCGCCGGTCTTGATTTCCCACACGCCGCGCACCCGGTGCAGGTTCAGCACCCGGTCGATCCGGCTGCAGTAGCGGTGCGTCGGGTGGCTGCTCAGTTCTTCGACGTGCAGGATGTCCGGCTGCAGCGCCCGCATACAGGCGACGTGCGCCAGCAGATACGGCTTCCACCCGTGCGTGACCCCTTCGGGTCGGCTGATCAGCCCGAGGTCGTAGTCGGCGGTGCGCGCGTGGACCCACGTCCCGCGCTCCGCGGCGTCGTCGTCGAACCACCGGTCGTCGATGCGCCCAGCCTGCTTCAGTAACTGCGTGATCCCGGGCAGCACCTCGCCCGTCTCCTGTTCGATGTAGTCGTGGCGGCCGGCGTCGAACCGCACGTCGAGGTCGTTAGCCACGGGGCCGCTCCAGCAATCGCCGCAGACTGGCGCGCATGACCGGGTCGGTGTCCCAGCGGTCGACCGCCGCCGCCAGGTAGTTCTGTAAGTGCTCGACGACGGGCCCGTGCTCGTGCTGCGGGAACGTCGCCGACACCGCGTGCGCGGCCATCTCGATCAGCGCGGTGGCGATGGTGCCGCCGTCCACCGTGCCGGCCGGGATCGTCTCGATCAGCGCCACCGTCAACCGCGCGATCGTCTCGGTCAGCACCAAGTGGTCGGCCTCGCCGCCCATCCGCAGGCCGTCATCGTCCGTCATGGTTATCCTTCCTCGCCCGGATCGCGCGGCAGCTGCAACGGCCCCGGCGCCTCGAGGGCCGCAATGATCGCGTTATAGTCCTTGCGCTTGATCTCAGCGCTGCCGCTCACGGCATAGCGCGCCCCGAGCCACACGGCCACCTCGTCGACCGGCCGGCGCATCCGCTTGGCGGTGTCCCACAGTTTCCGGGCCGCGGGTTTGGTGATCGGTTCATCGCCGTCCGGCATGTCGGTGGCCGGGGTCTGCGCCGGCGGGGCCGGCTTGGGCGCGGCCTGGCGCGAGGGCGCGCGCTGCTCGTTCCACATCGGCGGGTCGTCCTTCCGGCGCCACACCTTCTGCTCCTTGCCGTCCCGGCTCTGCACCGTCACGCACACGCCTAGCTCGCGCGTCATGCGCTCGCGCCAGTCGTAGTCCCACAGTTCCAGCCACACCCCGATCCGCTTGCAGCACCGGCGCAGGGCGCTGGCAACGGTGCTCTCGACGGCGTCCCCGAAGGTCTGGTCCGGGTTGCTCTCGTGGTATTCCTGCTGCCCCCAGGCCGCGGCCACCGGCGCCCCGCCGATGTGTAGGACGTAGGGGCAGACAATGCAGCGCTTCTGCCCGTCGAACGCCGGCCGTCCGATCGGCACCAGCGCCCAGCCGAACCGGCCGAACGCTCTATTGAGCAGCCGGGTGTATTCGGTGTGCGCCAAAAACATGACGGGGTGGCGCTGCGGCAAGAACCTGATGCGCCCGACCGGCGGCGGCTCCGA